GGATCTATATAAGTTAGCACCAGAGGGACTCCGTCTCCATAATTTCTTATCATCAAAGCCGAGTCCGAAGATACATGCATGCCAGTGCGGACGGCCAAGCTTCTCACCATATTCTCCAGCCATGTAAAAACGGATTCTTCGTCCAATAAACCGTTTTCGTAATCTTTTAATAAAGAGCTGAAAGTCTCTATAGTGTAATGATCTATCGCTTGGGAGATGTGCATTGTCATAGGTAAGTGTAATAAAGGAGTTTTGTTCATGCATTTGAGCTTCGTGCATGCATCGAATTGCCCACTGACGTGAGCGTTCTAACCTGCAGCCAACACATTGACCGCAGGGTAAATTTAATGATCGTGATATATCGTGTCTTCTCAATTCTGAGAAGACTATTGATCCATCAGTGCATTGATATGCACTTATTGGGTGATAGCATGGCATGTGAGGTGCCTGGGGGCTTTTTTAGAGCCTCCAGCCTCCACGTTGTGGGGCTTTTTGCATATTTGCAGATTTAGTGCGTCTTGTGTTCTTTCTAAAAGAACGAGCAGAACGACGTTTATTTACTGGTTTTCTATACATCATTTTTAACTCCTTTTATGGTTTTGGTGTCACCTAGAACAGTTACATCAAGTAGGTAACTGTTCTATGGCTTATTCAGCCACCTTTTCAGGGGTAGTTTTAGGCGCTTCTACGACTTCGGCAGCGCCTGTATCGACCAATCCAAGGCTCTCCGCCTCTGGTCGATTATTATCGTCCTCAAGGAACTCAATTAGCTCGGCCGGATCATTGTTAAACCGAGCTCGAATTTGGGCTGGTAAAGCCTCAAATTCATCTTGTGCCGCGATAACGCGGTTAAGTGCGGTATGGTAGTCACCAATACCGGTAAAATCCCCATAACGGGGGCTTAATGGGCTTTCTGGCAAAAGCCCAGTAATATTAAATTGACGAAGAATATTATTAATATCACATTCGTCTTTATAATGCTGCTGAGCCAGGGATGGCTCCTCACAAGCCAAACCTGACTCATTAGATGCAGCATCTTTATCATAGTTATAAGATGTACGTAAAAAAACTCCGTTTTTTGACATTTTTATCTCCTATTTGAAGTCGGTCTACTATCTGGTTGATCAGGTCTAAAAGGGTTAGATAACCCTTTATCCACCAAATTACGAACTGACGATGCACCTATACCCACGTCACGAACTACAGGTGATAATCGTTCAGCGCCTTTAATATATGCGCCTTTCTCTCCTTCATACAGCCTGCCAATCGCTTTTGACTCTGGCAATTCTGCTGTATGTTTAGCAGCTAAAGCAGAGCTTTGAGCTGCCATAGCATTATTTTGAGCAATCATAGATGTAACTTGATCGACATACTTTTGATGTCCAGGTAATTGTGCTGATTTATTAGCACTTTCAACTAACGCTAAATTCATATTAGCTCTATTTAAATCTTCTTGACTTGCATTCGTAGATGCTTGTGTTGTTTTTAAATTTATATCAGCTATAACATTAGCTGCTTGTGTTGCACTATTAGCAGCAGCGCCTAAAGCGCTTTGTGCAACTGCTGTTTGACCAGACGGTGTCGATGCACCGCCTTGTGAATAAGCTAACATGGGGTTAAGACCCGCAGCTATCATGTCTGTAACAGCACGTTGATAAGACGTGCCAGACATGCGTTCTTGAAACGCCATTTGTTCTTGAGCCATTTGCTGATTAGCTTGGTTCGCTTGTTGTTGACCAAAAAACGAACCTAACCCAGCAGTAACACCGCCTAGTAAAGAACCTAAGCCGGGTGCTGAAGAAAATGCTTCGGAAATGGCTTTAAACATTAAAAATGATCAATTAAGCCAGGTACGGAGTACATTGGCATTGGACGTGCTTTTTTACAATCAAAAAAGCTATCAAAAATAAATTGTTGTCCGTTAGCTGATGCACCAACTGCTACTATTCGACTCACTGGTGGTGTGTCTTGTATAAACGTTGTGTTCAACGTAGGAGTAGAAGTGAATTTTTGTGCAAGATGCCAGGCATCAATAGTTCCAGCAGCAGTAGAACGGAACAAACTTGAAATGCGGCTAGGATAATATCTGTATTCTGCCCAGCGTTCTTGATAGCCAAATACATCATTATCCCCAGAGCTACCTGTAACATAAATTTCCTTATTGAGTACGGCTTGCTCGCCTAAGGTTGCAAATGCTGGAAAATAGAAATCGTATCGTGTTGACCGACTCCACATACGCTGCAGTCCCTGCTGGTATGTAAGATCGGCACGCACAGATACTAATCCCAGAATGACACCATGTTCAGTAGCTGAGTAAGTAAAGCCATGATTATGAGCCAAGGCAGTACCCATAGCAGCAAGTGTGCCCATAGGGGTAGTAGTTCCACTAGCATTAGTACCCGACGTCTGAGCGATCGGATTAATATTAATATTGGTTGATCCACCCCCGATGTACTCGGGACGCTGTAAGCGAGCATCAGGAGAAACAACACCAAAATGTGAGCGTATAATTTCAGTATAACGAGTACCGCCACGGGCATCCCTTTCAAGTAGTTTTTGAATCTGAAATGATTGACGTAATTGATTAATTGTTGCTGCAGTTGCAGTTGACAAATCAGCATATAAACTGTTAGTTGCAGTACCTGTAGTGCCTCCTAAATATAGGGATGAACCATCAGTACCCATATTTTTATACAAACCAGCACTATTTAAAATAGTTAAACTAGAACCATCAGTTGGGCTGTTTGTTTTTATTTGAGCTGTTGTACCTAATGGTAATGTAACGGAAGTACCTTTTTGAGGCCAAGGTAATGCACTAGTGAAATAATCTTTTCGCTTACCTCTACGTAATAATGTGTAATTAGCAACAGTATCAGGGCCATCACCAAGATCAACGGTAACAGAATTTTGTAAGTTTTCATCTCTAAACCACTCGTTATATATAAGATTGTATGCACGTGGCCAGAAAGCACAATGGCTTACTGTATTTGAATTACCTACTTGACCAACAGTAGGTAAACCCATGTAATCTTGTAATGATCCAATAGCGTATCCACCGGTTGGTGATACTTGTTGGGGTACAACATAAGAAATCGAACTATCAGGGTTCGCTTGTTGACCCATAAACTTTTGCCAATTGTTCCAAATTAATCTATTTGGGACAAAGAAAAAGAATGAATCTAAATGCATATTATCCATAATTGGATAAAGAGGAGTTGCTAGACGGGCAAATGCCGTCATATTTAGGCGAAATGTATCGCCTGGGAGCATTTCATCTACGTACACCGGTACGAGATAACCAGCATCGAAAGTTGTTTTATGTGTAGATTGACAATCAAAGCTTGAACGTGGAATGTCAGCTTTAGGAATCATTGTAAATTGGTGAACATCTACCGATTGATTACGATGCATTTTTTTAAGCTCCCTAGTATGTTCCGACCCAAAGCTAATACCTTTGAGTCGGTTTTATTTAAATCACTCTTTAGGTATTTTTACCTGTTTTCCTAAAGATAACAGTTTTGGTTGTTCATGTAAAGCAAACAACCCAGTATTATCATCAAATTCGCCAAGCTCATATAAATCAAAGTCATCTGGGTGATTAAATAATTGGTTATCGGCATCAGACCGATTAACTTCGTCGCTAAAGCTCCTAATTGCGACACCAACAGAGGGAACAAACATTGGACGTCCGTACGCATCCGCTGCACGGTCTTTAACAGAACATAGTACTAATTTCATGAGGAATATCCTTAAGTGAGGTTACGTTTAAGTTTTTGAAGTTTTGCCTGAGTTACTTGCTCTTTAACAAGCAATCGCTCAGGAGTATTATCTTCATAATTTAGTTTAGCAGACTTTTCTCGAAAGTAAAGTAGTTCGTCAAATTCATAAGGATTATCTATTTTATAATTTTTGTCATAGTATTTAGGGGGTTTGACTTTTTTTCCACGAATTACCACATAATCGTGAGGATACACATCGGAAGTGTATTTTTTATACCATTCGTAACCAATTCCAGGCTTAAGGCTCATTTTCGTAAACTCGGGTTTACGTGTAATGATTTCCCCTGATTCGGGGTCAATCTCTGTATAGTGCTGTTCTGCGTTTTTCCCTGTAACCTTTTTCATAATGTATCTAGCCACGTAGGCTGCGGATTCGAAAGTAACATCTCCAATGGAGGAATAACCAAATGGCCAGAGTAATTCAAGGTCTTTGGATCTATATAGGACACTATTAGCGGTAGTCCGTTTCCATAATTTCTTATCATCGAAATCGAGTCCGAAGATACAAGCGTGCCAATGCGGCCGGCCAAGGTTTTCACCATATTCTCCAGCCATGTAATAACGTATTCTTCGTCCAGGATACCGTTTTCGTAATCTTTTAATAAAGAGCTGAAAGTCTCGATAGTGTAGTGATCGATCGCTTGGGATATGGTCATCATTGTAAGTGAGGGTTATAAAGCAGTTTTGTGTATGCATTTGAGCTTCATGCATACATCTAATCGCCCACTGACGTGAGCGTTCTAGTCTGCAGCCAACACATTGGCCGCAGGGTAAATTCAAGGAGCGTGATATATCGTGTCTTTTCAATTCTGAAAAGACTATTTGTCCATCAGTGCATTGATATGCACTTATTGGGTGATAACAAGGCATGTGAGGTGCCTGGGGGCTTTTTTAGAGCCTCCAGCCTCCACGTTGTGGAGATTTTTGCATATTTGCAGATTTTGTTCGTCTAGCGTTCTTTCTAAAAGAACGTGCTGAACGACGTTTATTTACAGGTTTTCTATACATCATTTTTATAGCTCCTTTTATCGTACAGTTTAGGATTTGGTGTCACCTAGCACAGTTACATCAAGTAAGGTAACTGTGCTACGGCTTATTCAGCCGCCTTTTCAGGGGTGTTTTTAGCCACTTCTACGACTTCGGCAGTGGCTTTTTCGACCAATCCGAGTTCCTCGGCTTCTGGTCGATTTTCCGAATTTTCTAAAAATTCGATTAATTGGGCAGGATCATTTTGGAACCTTGCCCGAATTTGAGCTGGTAATGCCTCAAATTCATCTTGTACCGCTATAACGCGGTTCATTGCTGTATGGTAGTCACCGATACCGGTGAAATCGCCATAACGTGGCGATAGTGTTTGTTCAGGCAATAAGCCTGTAATGTTAAATTTTTCAAGAATTGTGTTGATATCACATTCTTCTTTGTAATGCTGCTGAGCCAGGGAAGCATCCTCACAATGCAACCCTGACTCATTTGACGCAGCATCTTTGTCATAGTTGTATGGTGTACGTAAAAAAACAGCGTTTTTTGACATTTTTTATCTCCTTGATTTAGGTGGACGACGGTCATTATCATCAGTACGGAATATATTTTGTATACCTTTTTCAAGTAAATTAGCAGCAGAAGAAGCACCAATTCCAGCATCCCGTACAACAGGTGATAGCCTTTCTGCACCTTTAAAATACATTCCTTTTTGACCTGAGTAGAACTTGCCAATTGCTTCAGATTCTGGCATTTCAGCAGTTGTTTTAGCCGCATTAGCACTATTGCTTGCAGATATAGCATTATTTAAATTAATTTGTGATGCAACTTGATTCACAAATTGCTGATGCCCAGGTAATTGGGCAGATTTATTAGCAGCTTCTACAAGAGCCAAATTCATATTTGCTCTGTTTAAATCTTCTTGAGATCCAGCAGCACCTGCTTGTTCGCCTTTAAGTTTTATATCAGCAACATTCATAGCTGCATTTAATGCAGTTTGATAACCTTGCGTTGCACTTGTTGCTCCAGCCCCTAATGCATTCTGCATAACTGCAGTTTGTCCGGATGGCGTCGATGCGCCACCTTGAGAATAAGCTAACATAGGATTAAGACCAGCAGCCATCATATCAGCAACAGCACGCTGGTACGATGTACCAGACATGCGTTCCTGAAAACCCATCTGTTCACGAGCTAATGCAGCATTTTGTGCATTAGTACGTTCTTGACCATATGCAGATAGACCACCAGATACACCAGCAGCAATTAAAGCTGGGTTGCCTGTCGCAACACCAGCCGCTGTCGCTGCTGCTCCTAATATAGTGCCTAACATTAGAAATGATCGATTAAGCCAGGTACGCTGTACATTGGCATTGGTCGTGCTTTTTTACAATCAAAAAAGCTATCGAAAATAAATTGTTGTCCGTTAGCAGCTGCACCCACTGCTACAACTCGACTCACTGGTGGTGTGTCTTGTATAAACGTTGTGTTCAACGTAGGTGTAGTAGTGAATTTTTGTGCAAGATGCCAGGCATCAATAGTTCCAGCAGCAGTAGAACGGAACAAACTTGAAATGCGGCTAGGATAATATCGGTATTCTGCCCAGCGTTCTTGATAGCCAAATACATCATTATCCCCAGAACCACCTGTAACATAAATTTCCTTATTGAGTACGGCTTGTTCGCCTAAGGTTGCAAATGCTGGGAAATAGAAATCGTATCGTGTTGAACGACTCCACATACGAGCAAGACCTTGCTGGTATGTAAGATCAGCACGCACAGATACTAATCCAATAATTACACCGTGTTCAGTAGCCGAGTAAGTAAAGCCATGGTTATGAGCCAAGGCAGTACCCATAGCAGCAAGTGTGCCCATAGGGGTAGTAGTTCCACTAGCATTAGTACCCGACGTTTGAGCGATCGGATTAATATTAATATTGGTTGATCCACCCCCGATATATTCGGGACGCTGTAAGCGAGCATCAGGAGAAATAACACCAAAATGTGACCTAATAATTTCAGTATAACGTGTACCTCCACGAGCATCACGTTCCAAAAGTTTTTGAATCTGAAATGATTGACGAAGTTGGTTAATTGTTGCAGAAGTTGCTTGTGATAAGTCAGCATATAAGGCTTTGCTTGGTGAAGTTAAAGCGTTAGTCATCTGCAAATA